TAACTTTTCTTCATTATTCTATTAGTCTTTAAACTTTTTAAATTTCCATAATTACTTATTTCATAACCTGGTGCTCTAATCCATTTATTATCTTTTATAAACATTAATGGTTTAAATATTTCTTGAATCATTTTTTTCCTTTACCAATCTAATATTTCTTCTACTCTTGGTTCTTTTGAAACTTGTGTAAGATACGTTGGACCTTTTTCATACTTGAAAGCACGAAGTCCTTGACCATTGTTAGCATCAGACCAACACTCTCTTTTATGAGGACAAAAAACACAACCAATAGCAAGCTTCCTATTCCCAGAAACACCTTCAGGAATATCACTATAACATCTATCAGGAACTGTTTTAGAATCCAAAGCACCTTTGAGATACTGTACTCTTTCTTTTGCATTTATCATCTCCATATCATGCACTCTAGTTAGTGCAATGTTACCATGTTGTTTATCTATTGCTAAGAAGTATGCTTCATTCACACCATTACCCTCAGAGTATGCAGATATTTGTGCTATATATCCAAAAGGGTCATCATCAGCTAGTCTATTGTTAGCAAACTTTTTAAATGCAAAACCACTAGCACTCTTACAATCTACTAACACACCATCTATTTTACAATCTTGATGTCCTTTAATACCTTCTACCTCTACCTGCTTTTGTTCTTCTGTAACTGTATGTCCTGCTACTCTAGATAAAAGTATAAGTAAATCTTCCAGGATATGTCCATATAAAAATTTAATTCTTGTTGATGGAGCTAAAGGTCTAGCTTCTGAATTAGAATGTTTGTCATACCATAATTGTCTTGTTGGTTTACCTATCGAAGACAAAGATAATTTTCTTTTCTTTCTAGGTTGTTCATTTAAAACAGTTTTAATATTGTTCGTTACATTTTTTGTAAACTCTTTTAAATGTTTCTCTAAATCTTTTTCACTTATTTGATTAATAATACTTGGCTCAAATAAATTATATATATCTTCTACTAATGTATCTATTGTCTTCATATAATAAAAGTGGTAGTAAACATTACATCTACTACCACTATCCTTTCTTAGTTAAGAAGCAAACCTTGCATCTGTATCTTCATTAGAAACAAAACCATCAGGCACAACATCAAATGCGTTATCAGCATCTGCATCTGCATTGTAAGGAATTAAGTTAGTAACCTGTACTGCTCTTAAATCAGCAGACACTCCAGACTTACCACCAAACTCCCAGTCATATGTAGAATACAACACATTAACTTCTGAACCATTACCAATTAACGTATTAATCATAGCTCTCTTCTGTGCATCTACAACCTCTGGTGCTTTGTTTAAATCACCACGTTTGTTCTTAACTTTTCTTTTAATGGTAACAAAGTCTCCTCTGTCATCACCTTTATTCTTAACATTAAGACCATCTTCTTGAGCCATCTTTTTATTCTTTGCATCAAGATTACCTACGTCAATAGTCCACACACCATCAGAATCAAATGTTGTGTTAGGGCTTGTTATGCTCGCCCAATAAGCATTTCCTTTTAATACACTCATAATTTTTTTATCCTTTTTATTGATTAAAATTGAATTATTACATACTTCTGTAGAAATGTCAAGACTTTTCTTCCAAGTAAATGTACTTTCTAACTCTAAAACTTTTGACCTTTCTATTCTAGATAGTAAATCTTTTTTGTTTTGATAACTCCTACCCCAAACTTTATAGTTTGCATCACGAAAAGACTTAACTCTTTTATTTAAATCTACAACCTCATGACACAACTCTCTCAACTCTTCAGAGTTAGCAAAAATATATTCTTCTTCCTGTTCAAAAACAAAGTAATCACATTGACCATAAAGCCAACCATGATTTCCTACTGTGTTTTTAAACTCCACTACAATCCATAAGTCATCATAACCTTTTGACTTATCTGTTCCTGTTCTTTGTGCTTTTATATCTACTGTAAATGTTTCACCTTCCTTTGTTAATATTAAATCAATATGTTTAAACATGTTATCATCTTGAGAAGCTTCTTTAACCTCATATCCTTTCTTGTATGCTTCTTGTATGAATTTATTTTCCACACTTATACCTCTCTTAATATAATCTTTGTGGTCTTTCCTACCTTTAAACTCTTTGACTGTTAATGTGTTTGTGCCCATGTAGTACCTTCCTTCCATTCGTTATCTAGTGGACATTTCATTTGCAACTGTTGTTCTGTATCCTTCATTGCATCTTTGGTAATACTACCAAATTTCTGTACGTCTTTTTTAGAAACTTCATATTGGTATTCATCATGTATTGAAGCAACTAACTTAGCATCTACTCCAGACGTTTGTATTCTTTTATTCATATTAATTAACCATAGCTTACATACAACTGCACCTGCTCCTTGTAGTAAAGTATTTAATGCACTATGTGGAGAACGTACATGCAGTAATCTACCATCAATACCTTTTATCTTACCTTTTGTTGCTGAGTTTGTTACACTATCTCGAACTCTTTTTAGTGCAGGCATATTCGATAAAAATCTATTCATAAGTTCTTGTCCTTCCTTAGCACCTTTACCTACTATCTTACCTATCTTGTTCGCACCTGCACCATACATAAAAGCATAGATAAATGTTTTAGCCTGGTCTCTATCTGATATACCTGCCATCTTCATATTAGCAGTATGTATATCTCCATTCAAAACTTCTTCAGTAAAATTAGTATCATTCATTAGGTGTGCTAAACATCTTAATTCTAATCCACTAGCATCTGTACCTACAATAGAATGAGTGTAGGGATTCTCTACTGTCCAACAATCTCTACACTCTTTTCCATAGGGAGAACGAACAGCAGGTATCTGTGCCATGTTAGGACTGTGATGTGCCATACGACCAGTTATAGTTTTTAAAGTATGTACTCGACCATGCACTCTACCATCTGTATCATCACAAGCATCTATCCATGATTTGATTTGTGCTATTCGTTTTTGGAGCAACAAATATCTAGAAATCTTTTTAGCTTCTGGTAAGTTAATACCATCTAAAACTTCTTCATTAACAATTACATTACCTTTCTCTGTATGTTTCTTTGGTTTCCAACCTATATCCATAAGTCTATCAGCTATCTGTTGACGTGAACCTATATTGAAAGGTATATATTTTGTTTTTGTTTTTAAATCTTTTCTTGTTGGGTCAAAACGTATGCGACCCCACTTCTCTAACTCATTAGCTTCATCTAACAAAGTATTGTGTAAACACATAGCTTTCTTTACATCAAGATAAAAACCATTTTTTTCTTGTTGGTCTATGATAACTCTTACTTGATGCTCCAAATGAATAGAAGACTTAGAAAAACCTTTACCTTCTATCTTTAAATGGTTGTATAACTTGTGTGTTATTTCTACATCTTGTTGACAATACTTTCGTAACTCGTGTGTATAATGAGCAAAGTTTTCTATAGAACCTTTAGGGAATTTAAATCTATCTCCCCATGCTCCTAATCCATGACCACCATCTCGCATAGGATTAAATAACTGTGATAATATTAATGTATCTAATACTTGTGATGGTTTAATATTTGTACCTAATAATCTATTAAGAACAGGAGCATCAAAAGATAAACCATTATGCATAATATACTGTTCAATATTCTTTGACCAGTTTTTAAATACATGCATATTATCAGGGTCAAATACTGTTACTAGATTTGTATCTATATTTTTAGCTACGATACAATTAACCACACTAGCATTTAATTGGTCTGTTTCTATATCAAGAACAACTTTCACAATCTTCCTCCTCTTTTCCACACCAATTACAAGGTTCACCTTTACCTGTAGCCATCATACTTTTTTCTTCATGGCAATAATGCTCCCACATTTCTGGTTCATCTTCTTCTTTATGACCCCAATAAACTAAATGAAAAGCATCACATTCTGGACAAGATAGATTTGTAACAATGGCATGGTCTTCGTGTTCTTCACAGTCGTGGTCGCCACCCCATATTAGTTCTGTTTTACAATTATAACATTTCATTAGAAAGGTACCTCTTCTGTATTATCTTCTGCATTATAGTCTACTTCGTAAGGATTGTCAATCTCTTTCATACGACCTGTCTCTTTATTATAATGTAAATGTGTAGCTATACCTGTATCTCCTGTGTATCTATTCTTTAATATTCTTAGTGTTGTTGTATTAGCTTTTACATCATCAGTATCTTGTTGATTTCTTTCTAATCCAATAACACCATCAGATAAGTGAGCAATACTTGCACTACCTCGTAAGTGTGAAAGTGTAATCTCTTTACCATCTTCGTGTCCTCTATCTCCTGCAGGTCTACGCAAGTGAGACACTAATAACATACCTATACCTGTTTGTTCTACGAGACTTCTAAGTTTAGTCATAAGAATATCAATAGACTTTCTTTCATCTCCTTCTTCTTGACCAGACACAAGGATAGATAAATGGTCTACAAATATCCACTTACACTCTAATGCTTGTGCCATAAATCTAACTCTGGATAGTATCTCATCATTGTCTATTGAACCAAAGTGGTCAAAAGCAAAGAACCTTCCAGAACCTATGGTGTTCTTCTCATATTCTTTTAACTGTTCTATACTAAACTTTTCTCTAATCTCTTTAATATACAATCTAGCATCTGCTTCTACTGACATAATATTAAATGCAGTATTCTTTATACCCTCTTCTAATGCAAGTATACCTATGTTATGATTTGTATTCTTGAGTAAGTGGTGCATCATCTCTCGCATAATAGAAGACTTACCCATACCTGCACCAGAAGTAAATGTAATTAACTCACCTGTTCGTAACCCATAAGTCTTATCATTTAACTTAGCCCAGGGATAGGGTACAGTTTCACAAAAGTCTTCTGTGTATAACTTGTCACCTAAATCTCTAAGATTAATAATACCTGCAGGTGTATAGGATTGTGCGTTCCACCAAGCTTGTGAGAACTTTTCTCTCTTACCCATCTTTAGATACTCATTAGCATCTTTAAATTCCATATTCATAATCTTACATTTGTTAGGACTAAACAACTGTGCTACTTTCTCACTAGCTTCTCTACCTTGTTTATCCATATCAAAAGATATGACTATGTTTTGAAAGCTATCTAAATATTCAAATGCTTTTTTACAATCTCTTAATGCTGAACCTGCTCCTGTCTTAACAGATACACAAGCCCACTTACTGCCTAATAATTCGTAAGCAGACATAGCATCTACTTCTCCTTCAGTTATGGTGACATACTTACCACCACCTGTAAATAAATTCTGTCCAAATAAAGTAGCTTCAGTTATGTTTCCTTCTACCCACATATTTTTAGTGGCAACATCTCTTACTTTGTTTCCTATATTAGCACCACTTTCATTGTAGTATTTATAAATGTGGTGTGTATTCATATTACCATTTACTTTTACACTTGTATTATATTTCTGTGCAGTTTCTTTGCTAATATTTCTTTCTGTCAATGCACCTGTTGTACCTACAGTTTTGATAGCACTTTCTGTAGGCATAGGCACTACTTTTTCTTGTTGCATAGTCTCTCCAAATCTAGTGTTACAGGAAAAGCAATAGCTATATCCTTCAGAATGTTTAACATTCCCATCACTTGACCCACACTTAGGACAAGCACCCCTGTCTAGCCATCTTTTCTCCATAAAATCCCCTATTAAAAATTAATATTATATACTAAAACTTTAACTTAGTCAACCTCAAAAGAACTATTATATAATTTTTTATATGCACCTATATCAGATTCTGCTCTTTCTTCTATATCTCTTTTAGCTAATTCCATAGCTTCAAAAGATTCAAAACCTTCTTCTAGGTACTCATAATATCTTTCTTTAATAAGTTCTTTGAGTTCTGCTTGTAATAAATTCATCTTCTTATCTCTTGTTATAATGTTATCAAGTAAAAAATAAAACTAATAATTAATATCGCAGGAAAAATATTATTTATCCATAGACTTTTATTCTTAGTTTTTTGAAACCATTTACCTGTAGCTTTTAGTCTTCTTTCCCTGTCTTTACTCATCTTCAATATGCCCTGCATCAGGATTGTATAATCCCTTATCAGGTTTCTTTTCATTCTTCTCTATCTCTTGTTTTAATCTTACAGTAAGATAACGTACTCGTTCCTCTAAATCTCTTACATTTTTTCTTAGTATGTCTATCTCATTCATTGTACTCTCATAATTTCTATGTTATCATCTATCAATGCTTGTATGTGCATATTTCTTTCATCATATAAGTTCTGTAAAAAATTTACAGCATCTTTCTCTCTTCTAAAATACATCACCTTACCATCATCTTCTTCTAAAATGTCTGGTAATTCTTTATGCTTAGGATATGGCATAGCTATAACGAACATTTGTTTTTTCACATTAGTTTTATTATACATTACATTTTCCATATAGTCAATACCCTACATAGGGTACAATAAAACATAGAAAGTACCACACTAAAATACCTGCGAGCATCTGTATCATTTCTTTATTTATGTTTATCATTTTCAATTCTCCTCTCTAAGTCCTTGTTTTGTTTATGTAATTTATACTTAACTTTATTATCTCTTAACATATCCCACAACCTATCTAGTATATCTTTTTTAGAAGGTCTTCTGTCAAAATCTAATTCTATTTCTACTTTGTATTTCATTTCTTCATCTCCTCTAACTCTTCTAAATAAAAAGGTGTTAAATAATTTTCTATCTTAGTTATCTGGTCTTGTATATGTTCTAAATCTTTTTTAGATACATCACTAGGCTCATCTAAACAACAGGCTATAGATATACTAGCTTCTCTTACTGCTTCTAATATTTTTTTACTCATACATTTAACTCTTGTACTTTCATTTCCCAAACGAACTCTCCATCATCATTAGAATCTTCAAATGATATAACATCATTACCATCATAATGTTCAAGAAAGGTTATATCTATTTTAATACCACGAGATTTTAATAAATCATTAATTACATCAACACTATATTCTAAAGCATTAGACTTATAACTGTCATTAAATTTTATTTTTTTACTCATCTTTCTCTCCTGAGATAGCACCTACTAATGGTATTATTTTTGCACTAGGTTTTGTTTCTTCTACTAGCTTTAGGTCTGGGTCAAACTCTATATCTGGTGGAAACATAAACTCTTCTAGTTCTGTATACCCACCTATGTGTAAAAAGATTTGTGGCACAGTCTTATGTCCTGCTTCTCTAAACCTTTTTATTTTTTCAGGTGTATCTAATAATCGTTCTTCGTATATTTCTCCTGCTTCGTTTAATAAATCTTTTGCTTTATTACAAAACTCACAAGCGTGTTGTGTATATATAATATATTTAATCATCTTTTAAATCCTCTTCTCCTTCTGTAATTTCAGAATCTGAATTACCAAATTCATTACCATTATATGTAACTATAGCAATAGCACCATCATCTAATGGGAGTTTATGTACTGTTCCATCATCTTCATTTAAATCTATAAATGTTTGAACTTCATACATAGCATCATTAACTTCATCTCGTGTTAGTTTTCTATCACATTCTATAGTATACCTTCGTGTATCTCTTGACCATTCTTCAAATCCATATGTATATTTACTCATCTGCAAACTCCTCCTCTGTTTCCATTCTAAGTTTCATATTAATAATTTCTAACAACATACTTGTAGCTACAGTATGACTAGGTGCAGTATCATATGCAAGGTCTGCTGTTTGCATCTGCAT